ACGCTGCACGCACCTCAGCAGCCGCACAAACAGAAGCAGCACGCATTGCTGCTGAAGCACAGCGCTTTCGTCCTGTAGGCGTAACCACTGCCTTTGGTTCTAGTCAGTTTGGCATGAGTCCAGAGGGCTATCTGACAAGTGCGGGTTACACCCTGTCTCCAGAGATGGCAAGACAGCGTGACCTATTCTTGTCTCAGGCAGGCAAGCAAGGACTTGGCCTAGCAGAGCAGGCAGGCACAGCAGGGCAAGGCCTCTTCAATCTCGGTCAAGGCTATTTAGCCCAAAGCCCTGAAGCAGCCGCCCAGCAATGGATGGCTTCACAGCAGGCTGCTTTGGCTCCGGGTCAAGAGCGCACATTAGCAGGCATTCGTAATCAGCAGCAACAGCTTGGTCGTGCAGGCCTTGCTGTAGGCGCTACAGAGGCTGGTGGCATGGGTGCTTCCAACCCAGAACTACAAGCCTATTATAACAGTCTTGCACAAACCAACCTTGGCCTTGCTGGTCAGGCACAGGAACAAGGCCGTGCTCAGACACAGTTTGGTCAGGGCTTGTTAACAGGTGGTTTAGGCCTCACCTCTGCTGGCTACGACCCGTACAAAACCATGTTTGGTTTAGGTCAAAGCTTAGAGACAGCAGGTCAAGGAGCCTTAGACATCGGCAGTGCATTAGGCGGTCGTGCCGCCACAGCAGGCGCTAATGTGGGCCAATCATTGCTGCAAGGTGGCATGGGTGCTGCTCGTACAATGCAACAAGCTAATGCTTACAACCCCTATGCAACTGCTCTGGCAGGCTTAGGCCAGAATCAGCAGCTTACTAGTGGTCTTGCTGGTTTGTTTAACACTCCTGCTGCTTCCCCTTGGAGCAGTGGCGGTACAGGCTTTGGTACTGGCTCCTTGTGGGCTAATCAAGACTATGGACAATACCTTTAAGGAATAATTATGGCTGAACAAAGTTTATTTGGAACAACCCCTGAAGCCTTGCAAGCAAGCCGTGATGCTGCCTTGCAAGCGCAAGCCCTGCAATATGCTAAGCTTGACCCGTTCCAGCGGGCTAATATGAGCATCTACCAAGGCGCTAACAAGCTTGGCGGTGTTGTTGGTGGTATGCTTGGTGGGCAAGACCCTGAGATGATGCGGATTAAGCAGCGTCAGCAGCTTCTACAAGGCGTCAACCCTGAAGACCCTGATTCCATGCTGCAAGCAGCCATGAAGGCTTCTCAGATGGGTGATTATGGTGCTGCTCAGGAGCTTTCCACAAAAGCCCGTGCAATGCAGCTTCAGAAGGCACAGATTGGTAAGGCGACAGCAGAACAAGCAAAGCTGGAACTGGCAGGTAAACAAGAAGTTGCTTTGCGTGATGAGCTTGCTAAACTTGGCCCTAACCCAACACAAGAACAAGTACTTACGGCAGTTACTAAATACGGTAGCCCTGATAAAGTGTTGTCTGTTATTCAAGGAAGTGTTGACAAAGAAGCGGCGCGTGTGCAGGCATTGGCTATTGCTCAACAGCAAGCAGATGCTCGTATTGAAGCTGCTAAAGAAGCAGGAGCAAATCGTCTTCAGATTGCACAGATGCAAGCAGATAGTCGGGTGCAAATTGCTCAGTTAGCAAATGCTTTTAAACAAGCAACACAGGTTAATAAGCCTCTTCCTCCAAGTTTGCAGAAAGAAGAAGGAGCAGACTTAACTGCTATTGATACTTATGAGGCTCAGCAACGAGCACTAGCTCCAGCAATTGCTAATCTAACACCTAATGCTCAAGGGGTTCGTAAGCTTGAACTTGGCCCTGTTAAGAATGCTTTCTACGCTGCTCAGAATGCTGCTGGTAATTCCTCACCAGAAAGCCGTGCTTATGAAGGCCTTAAGAGTGCTGTAGACACTGCTGTTAACTTACAAGTTTCTGCTGAGAAGGGTGTACAAACTGACAAGGACGTACTGCGTTTTGCTCAAGCTCTTATTGGTGCTTATGGCCGTAATGATACAAAAGCAACACTGGAAGCTCTCACGCGTTATGAAGCTTCTCTTGCTAGAGCAGCAGAGAAAACACAGAATCGTTTAGAGAGTCGTAGAAAGTCTCAGAATGTAGAGCCTTATGGCTTTAAACCTAAAGAAGCATTAGGCACTCCCGGCAACCCTATTAAATTGGATTAAATATGGCAACATACGAATACGGCGGGAAAACCTACGAACTAAAAGATGGCTTGTCTAACGAGGAAGCGCTTGGTAAGATTAAGGCAAGCTTAGGCGAAGCAGCTCCCGCTGCTGCTCCTGTGGCTGCTCCTGAAGCTCCTTCCATAATGAGCCAGCTAGGGCGTCAACTTGGTCTTACAGCACGGGCAGGCATCACAGGTGTGTCGGCTGTTCCTGCTGCTATGGCTGATTTCTTAACAGGAGGCATCAGTTTAGCCACAGGCACTCCCATTAAGCCTTCCAGCCAAGCCCTTCAAGAGGTGATGACGCGCTTGGGCCTTCCAGAGCCTCAGACGGGTCTTGAGAGGGCTGTACAGACAGGCGCTAGTGCTATGGCCGGTACTGGCGCTCAAGCGGCGGCTACCCAAGGAATTCCTGCTCTAGCTGCCTTGTCTGCTAATCTTCCACAACAGATTGCTGCTTCGGCTGGTGGTGGTGTTGCTGGTCAGGCTGCTGGTGAAACAACTACAGCCATCACAGGAAGTCCTTTAGCGGGTGTAGCTGCTGGTTTGGTTGCAGGAACATTAGGAGGCGCTGCTGCCAGTAAAATGGCTGCTAAAACAGGACAACTCCCTAAAAGTCCTGTAACCATTGATGACATTAAAGCCAGAGCACAGCAAAGCTATAAGTCTGTAGAAGACCAAGGAATTGCAATTAAGCCTAAGAGTGTGCTTGACATGCTTAACAATGCTGAGAATGAGCTTGTGAAAGGTAATTTTAATCCTTTGTTAGACACCCATAAGCCAGTGTCTCAAGTGCTTGACCAACTGAGAGCAATGACAGGTACTCAGCGGGTTTCTTTTACCAAGCTTGAACAGATGCGTTCTGCTGCTAATGGCCTAAAGACAGCTAATGAACCAGCCACTCGTAAGTTTGCTGGTGATTTAGTCGATGAGATTGATAATTATATCGGTTCTTTAAAAGGAAATGATTTGATTGCTGGTCAAGGAGGTTTAGACAAGGCTGTGAGCAGTGTGCAGAGTGCTCGTAAGGATTGGCGTAATATGTCTAAGGCTTCAATCTTAGACGATGCTTTGAACACTACTGAAGCAAAGAAACTAGATGTTAAGGCTTCTGAAAATGAAATTATTCGTAGGCAGCTTATAAATCTTGCTTCTAATAAAAAGAAAATGAATCAGTTTTCTGAAAATGAACAAAATGCTATTAAAAGCATAGCTAAGGGAGGAACAGGAGACCCCTTGCTTTCATTGATTGCTAGGTTTAATCCTGAACGAAGCACCCTTGTTCAGTATGGAAGTATGGCAGGTGTAGTTGCTAATCCTTTTGCGGCGGCCATCCCTGCTGCTGGTTTTGCTGCTGATAAATATTTAGGAGCTACGCGAGGAAGGGCTTTACGAGGCCTCGTTTCTGATGTTGCTGGAGGCACTGTGCAAGCTCCTATGCCTAGTTATGGATGGCGAGGCATGTTGTCAGGTATTCCACAGGAGGAGCAGCAATGACCCAAGCATTCGGACTAAAGAGCAAAGCAAACTTAGCAACAGTGCACGAAGACCTTCAGAGGGTGATGGAGGAGGCTATCAAAGACGCTCCTTATGACTTCTCAATCACTGAAGGGCTTCGTAGCCTAGAGCGACAGAAGCAGCTATTTGCTGACAAGAAAAGCTCGACAATGAAGAGCAGGCATCTTACAGGTCATGCTGTGGATGTTTGCATCATCATTGACGGCAAAGCTTGTTGGGAGATGGATAAGTATAAGGAGCTTGCTACGCATGTCGAGGCAGTGGCTAATAAGCTGGATATCGATATCGAATGTGGAGCCTTCTGGCAACGCTTCCCTGACGGCCCGCACATCGAATTAGATAGGAATGTTTATGCTGCTTGATGGACTACTGAGCATTGGAGGCAAGCTAATTGACAAGCTCATTCCTGACCCCGCTGCTAAGGCTCAGGCACAGCTTGACTTGGCTAAGATGGCGCAGGATGGAGAGCTTGCAAAGCTGGCTAACGAAGCAGACTTGTATAAGACAGAACAGACCAATGTGACAGAGAGGTGGCAATCAGACAACAGCACAGATAGTTGGCTGAATAAGAACATCCGTCCATTGTCGCTAGTAGCCATCTTTGTTGGTTATTTCCTGTTTGCCCTTATGAGCGCCTTTGGCTACGATGCTAAGGAGAGCTATGTGAACCTCCTTGGACAATGGGGAATGCTGATTATGTCTGCCTACTTTGGTGGTAAAACACTGGAGAACATTATCGCTATGAAACAAAAGAAGGAGAATACAGATGCCCCTAAGTAAAGGAACCAGTCAAAAGACTGTAAGCAAGAACATCTCTAAGATGATGAAAGAAGGGAAGCGACCACGAGCACAGATCATTGCAATTGCATTGAGCGAGGCTGGTAAGAGCAAACCTCCAATGAAGAAGAAGAAATAAAGAAGGCCGCTTCAGAGCAATACTGAAGCGGCCTTTTTCGTTACATGAAGATGATGCTGATAGTGATAATACCTAGATGCACCAATATCATATTGTTTGGTTCACCATCTAAGTCTAGCTCCTCCTCTGTTTCCGTCAAATGCACCACATCGTGCTCAATGCCGAATACAAGGCCAGCGTTAAATACAAAGTCAAAGATCATTGGGTTCCTTTAAATTTCACAAACACCAGCAACACACGCAAGCATCTGTGCTCCTTCAACATTGTCCGTATTCTCTACGAAAGCATCCCAATCAATCGTTGTAGGCATTGCTGCTTCCATCGTGTGATATTCATACTCCGTAATGGTCTCATAAGGAGCCTGCCGGTAAGTTCCACCATCCATAGGCAAGAAGCTCACGCCTGTAATCTCATCGAAATGCTCCCAAACCTTAGCACCAACAATAGGCCACTCATGCTCTTGCACACTGATGGTTACAGATGGCTTATGCTCACAATAATGACGCTGATAGAGCAGCCACAGCTTCAAGTGACTAACTGCATCAAGCTCTTCTCGCAGCAGAGCGCCTTCCTTAACCTTCACAGGGAAGCTAAACACTGTTGTACCCTCTGGCTTCATCACACAAGGCTCTGAAGGGAATCCAGCAGCCTTCAGGAAGTCTGTCAGAGGGTCTTTATTGTCGCTTCGTACACGGCGAATGAAATAGCTACTATGTTGAGGGTGAAGCCCACTAGCAGTGCCAGTAAGCTGAGATACAGTGCCCTCAGGTTTGATAGCGGTAATTGCCACAGAAGCATTAATCCCAATAAAATCAGCGAATTGCTTATTAGTGATAACAGCACGATCTTTCAGCCTTTCTAGACGGCCCGGCAATGCTGGGTCTTCTGGGTTGTTTAACAATTTATTGTCCAATGGGCCTGTCATAGACACACCCAGCAAACGCTCTTCTTCTGTATTACGCTGCCAAATCTTACGCAGATATGGGAAGTCTGTCATTGTTGATTGGAAGGTTCCCAAGATGGTAGCCATTTCAATCTTATCCAACAAGGTTTCTTCAGTGTCTTCAGGACGCACAATCACGGACGAGAGGTTACAGAACTGGAAGGGACGCAAGATGATTTCTGAACATGGGTTTGTTCCCCACTCCTGCCCTGTCTCCCTACGGCCATTCTTCGCAGCTTGTAAGTCACTAGCATAACGATTAAAAATACCACGCTCACCACTATGGCTTTCATAAATAGTGCTCCATTCACGCATAAACTTACCAACATCAGGCTTCACATCATAAACCGCTGAGTTGTTAGCCAATGCGCGTTGTCCATTGCCATCCCACCAGTTGCCTGCCTTAGCGTGGCTCATCCGGTCATCTGACAGGTCAGACAAGCTAATCATAGCACTACGCCGCACACCGCCTACAACAACCACCTCACCAATCTTACATAAGATGTCATGCGCTTCAAGGGAGGTTAGCTTACGGCCAACAGCCCCCTTGAACTTAGCAACAGTGTATTTAAACAAGTCCACCAAAGGCTCAGGGCCACTAGCACGGCCACCGAAGGTTTTCAATCGTGTACCTGCTGGACGAACAGCACTCACATCCCACTTAGGAATCTCACCTGCATAAAGCAAGGCAATAACTTGTCGGAGGCTCTTTGCCCATCCTTCTTTGGAGTCTTTAACACCAATAACAGTGTTGCTATTATACAACGCTTCTGGAACATCCGGCAACTTAGCAACATACTTCTGCTCAACGCTGAAGCCCACCCCTGTTCCACAGAGCAAGATGTACATGGCTTCATCAAAGGCCTTTGGGTCATCGATGGGCAGATAAGAGCAGTTATAACCAGCAACATTCTGTCGTTCAAGGGCATCTCCAGCAGTCATAATGGAACGCATTGATGGAACCACTTCCAGATTGGTCACAGCATCCTGCAAGCGGGTACGGAGGCTGTCTTGCAGCACATAATTGTGCTTGGTAAGCAGATGATTCCCCATGAAGTCGAAGTAGCGCTTTACTGTCTCAGGCCAATGCTCACGGCGGCCTTCCTTGTCCAAGAAGCGGCTGTAGCGGCTCTTGCTGATGTAATGTTGGTACGGGGTCATTTCGCGTTTATTAGTCATTCAATTCCTTAATTAGTTTTTCTAGTTGGTTTTCAATCTTTTCAGCAAATGCTTCAACAAGGTCGCTGCTCTGTATGTTAAGCAGTTCTAGCAACGCCACCTCATCCATTTGCTTCAAGTGTTCTTTAATGTTAAACAGAGAAGTCATGGGAAAACTTCTTAATCTTCGCTACAAAGGAGCAGGCAGCAAGGAAATCATCCACTGTTTGTCTACGCATAGTTCCTTTGATGTAGCTGCTTTTGATATAGGGGGTGTAATAAGTCATTTCTCATCTTCTTGTTCAAACCAAAGCAAGAAAAGCAAGCAACAAATAGCATGGGCTAAATGGCTCTTGCCTGTCTCGCTGTCCTTCTTCTCTCCTCCTGCCCAATCTGTCAGATGACGAAAGGCAGCGCTTATATAACGCTTACGCGCATCAGGGACAATCTTCCAGTTGTCATCCGCATACTTGCGTGACCCGTAGGTTAGCACATCTACAACATCTCGCATGGCTCGGAATGGAATGAGTTCCCATCGAGCCTTACCATCGTCATATTTGACGCCCTGCTTTGGTGCTACCATTGTTTCTACAATCTTGTTCCAAGGACTATCATCAACTTTGGCTAGAAACTTCATAGACACCCAATTAGATAGGTTTTCACCCATTCCAGAGGGGTCACAAGTGGAGCAGGGGTCTTCTAAATGCCCTCGTTCCGCATAAAAGCATGTTTCACAGCTTGCCATATTTCTTCTCCAGATAGTCTATAGACAGCATCATCTCATCAAAGCAGCCATCTTCCACCTCATTCAAGACAACAAGGCCTCGCCAGTGGCGGTTAGAAAGCTTGTCCATATAGCTTTCATCGTGTTGATAATAGCTTCCTGCGATTATAGCACAGATTGCTTTACCATCCGCCCTTTTGCCATAAGCCACTGAACGCCCTTGCTGATGACCAGCGACACAAGACATGTGCAGTTTGCTAATAATAGCAGCAGGAGAAGCAGCAGGCCTCCCCATAGCACCAACAGGCCAATAGTGATTAAAGCCAACCCCTTCAATAAATACAGGGTGCAGAAACGGATGAACCTCCCAATCTTCTTCATAGCCTAAGTCCTTAATGCTGATAAGCCCCTCCAGCATGGGGTTGTTGTTAACAGCCCTGTCAATGCGGTTCTCATGGTTGCCCAATGTTAGCACCATGCGAGGCTTATAAACTTTCTCTTTGTTCTTCTTCTGCTGTGCTTGCAAGGAGCGAAGAGGAGCAAGAAGCTTTTGCATGGCTTCCTTCACAACCTCCACATCCTTGGTATAACGAAGCCCTTCAAAATACTTACTGCCCTTCACATCATGGGAGGACAGGGAAGGCATGTCCGCGAAGTCCCCAATGTTTATAACAACATCAGGACGATAATCACAGATGGCCTCCCCTGCCCAAGCCAGATGCTCCAGAGGAACTCCCTCCTTCACTTGGCAGTCAGGGATGACTAAAATACGCATTAGAGCATTTCCTCATTGAAGACAGGGCCAGACCAGCTTTCAGAATTCATACGATATTTGTTTTCTTTCAAAGCCACTTGGTCTTTGATGCTGTAGCCAAAGGCTGCACTAATGAAGGAAGTGAATTCTTCAAGAGCTTCAGTCCATGTCTCTGTTTCAAAAGATACATGAACAGTTTTACCGCCATGCTCATAGGAGAATGAAAAAGAAGGAGAAGTGTCATAGTTGTTCATATAGTTCCTTAAATGTTCTTTGAATAATAAGCGCATTGCTGCACTTTGTGAATGTCTACAATAATTGGAGGAACAGAGAAGAAGCTCTGAAACTCACTAGGGATTGCTGTGTGTCTGTAGCAGCTTTCCTTTCGTTGGCAATCAACAGTTTCTGTCTTTCCTCTGCACATAGTGATATCAGGCATAGTTGTCCCAGCTAGTTAGTACAAAAGACAAGGAAAGATATGTTTTGCCTTCTTCTGTTGTCTTATCCACCTGAAAGCCTCCTGTGGCAATCCTGTAGGAAGACAAACTAGAAGCCATTGCTTCCTTCATCAGGCCACGAGCACGGGTTCGTAATCTAGGAATATCAGGAATGTCCATAGAATTTGTTTCACGACTCCACCAACGCCAACCAAGCGAGGCCATTGTCTCATGCACCTTCTCAAAGTCGAAGTTGTCCATAATGTCATCAATTTCGTCCATCTAGAAGTCCTTCCATACTAGGAAATGCCTTAGCAATCTCCAATTTACAAGCATCGGCAACTTCCCGATGTTCCTTTTGTGTTGCTGCGTCACAACGGATGGCTACATAATGCAGCCAACTACGCAGGGTTCCATTCATGTACATGCGGCTCTTTGTCATGCCCTCTGGAAGCAGCTTCCTAGCAACTTCCTTGGCAATGCCTTTATCAAGGGCTGCCTTGTACATAAACTCAGCATCATCTAGCACACGCCTTTGAGCGCCTTCCCACCAATAAGCAAGCTGTCTGTCATCAGTGGTTAAGCTGTTCTGACGATTCTTATTGTCTTGTAAGCGCACCTCTGATTTCTCAAAGCCCTGCACCTCCGCATATCTCTGTGAGAATTCTTGAAAGCTAAAGCTTCGATGGCGAAGGATTTGACGGGCAATGTCACGGGTGGTTTCAATCTCCATGCAGATGTTCACCATCTCAAAAGGGCTCCAGTGATTGTTCTTAGCTAAGTATTTAATTAGCTTAGGAGCACTCTCTGGGTTATCCTGATTAGCTGGGTTGCTCACACGGGCCATGAAAGCCACCAAAGCCTCTCCCTCTGGTGTTGCCCATATTGTGCGTACCTTCATGTTTCTCCCACATATTTCTTTGCATCTTCAATGCCTTGTTCCAAAGCTGCAATAAGCCCTAAGCGAATAAAAGCAGCTCTCTCTTCATCGCTCATGTCAATCATAAAAGAAGCGCTTCCATCTTCATGTTCTTTAATAAGTTCAACTTTCATTTCATTCCTTTCCTAAACTCAGGCTCTGACATCTTGATGTCAATGTGCTCTAACAATGCATGAAGCTCATTGATTATTAAAGAAAGCTTAGCTCGCTTTTCTTTATGTCCTTTGGCATCACTGAAATCAAACTCAAGGTTTACTGTTTTGTTACAGTCAGAAATGCTCACACTAACATCACACCATTTAGAGGCCATGTCAGCATGGCATTGAATAGCAGCAATTCCTTTCTTGGAATTAAGGAACTTACGCGAGTGATATGTCATTTCTTCTTCCTTAGTAGTTTCTCTGCTGCCGTCTTTGTCTTATGACAAGGAAGACACAACACCTGTAAATTACTGGCTTCACAGAACAGCCTATCAACATAAACATCCCAGCTTACAAACCCCTTAGCAGGGTCTACAGCAGGGCTTGTATGGTCAACCTGCACATCATTGCTAACAAACTCTTCAGAGCAGGCTGCACAGCGGTAATGCATGGCTTGCTTTCCCGTCTTCTTATTTGTTTGTCTACCGATATATGCTTCCTTCAGAGCTTTGTATTTAGGAGGCCACCGGCGGGTTGCCGTGCGAAGCGCTCCTGTAACAAAGCTTCTGAATTTAGCTGCTGTCCATTCCCCATCGTTAAAGCTGCTACGCTTCACAAGGAGGCTCCCAGCGTTGTCCTTCGTGCCTACTAAGCCACAGCAGTTGCCCATTCTCTAGCACACGCTCAGGAGGCTCTTTGGCCTGCTTGTAAGCCTCTACCACAGCTTTGTACATGCCTTGCTCTGTCGTAGCTTTTGCCAATAGCTTCTTAGCTTTAACAGGGCCAATTCCGTGCAAACCAATAATGTTGTCAACTCTATCTCCTGTTAGTAGCTGGGTGTAGAAGCTTCTCAAGCCTTCTTCTTCTGTTACAAAGTATTCTTCCTTCTTCACAGGGTTGTAATGCCACCCCGGAAGCTGATCTAAATCCTTGTCCACATGCACAATCCAGCCAATGTATTTAGTGGAAGCAATAGCCACATCATCATCAGCTTCTTGGTTGTCGCTCACCTTAGCTTCTAGTCGCTGCAAATGATGACGCAAGGCTTCGTAATGAGGAGGCTTCTCTGTGTCTTTCCTGTTGCCCTTGTAGGGGTGTGTGGTTGCTATGCCGAAGCGGAAGTTGGTCTTGCCTGTGATGAAGGCTTCGTAGTCTTCACACTTTAGCTCAATATACACCATGTCTGTTAGCATCTCAGTGAGCCGAGCCTTGGCTATCTGTTCAGTTTCATCTTTACATGAAAACCCAACGCGATAGACAAGGTAATCGGCATCAATAAGCGCCAGTTTAGGGCGCTCTTCCATTACAGGATGTATTCGTCTTCTTCTTCAGAAAGCTCTTTATCAGCGTTGTACTTGACAAGCTCAGTGATAATGATTTTCTTGATGGACGGAGCATAGCCATGCGCTGCACTCATCTTGTGCTTGTAGCTGCTCACAAGAGCCACACACTTAGTGCCGTTACCAATGGTTTTGATATCGACAGGGTTGCCTTCTTCATCCACTGGCTCAAACTTGTACATGGATTTACCAACAATGAAGTTGCCCTGCTCTGGCTTCTTCTTAATCTTGATGTTCAGTTCTTCCAGCGCCTTCGCTGCTGCATCAGACAACATGCCCAAAGAGCATTCAAACTTCTTGTTGTCTTCGTTGAACTTCGTATTGAATTCTCCCATCCAGTTGCTCCAGAAGAGTTGACCAGAAACGCGAACGGGTTTAATAGAGGTTGTCATATATTTCCTTAAAATGTTAATGCCGTCTTTCCGTGCTGTCACTAATTGTCTATCTAGAAGAACCCCATAGTAGTCAAGGCCATTTGTTTTGGTGCGAGTGGCCGGAATCGAACCGGCACGCTGTTAAGCGAGGGATTTTAAGTCCCTTGTGTCTACCAATTCCACCACACTCGCTAAATACTTTCAAGCCATCTCTTATACCTATCATTGATTTTAAAGGAGGATGTACCAAGCCAACGATGTTGGTTTAGCATGTTTTCCTTCTCCTCCAACGACCTTCCTTTGACAGCCTTGCTGAAATCTACTAACTGCTCAATGATGCACACAATGTAGCTGATATGGTAGCCTGCTTTTTCAGCCTTGTCAACCATCTCTGTGCGCTCTTCAAGGGTGCTCATTAGTGCATTGTCTCCGCTGAAGGCTCCAGCATGTTTGCCAAAGCTGTCAAGAGGATGGCAATTATATCATCTGCTTTGACTTCTCTGGTAACAGCCATTTCAAAACTGTCTTTATAAACGATGAACACAATTCGTCCTGTTTCAATGGGTGTCCCTCCAGCTTCTTCCATATTTAAATTCTCCGTCCAAAGGACAACGTAGATTGTAGAACAGGCCTGCTTCAACAATGCTTTGTTTTGCTGCCTCACCAGTGATTATAGCATGTTTTTCGTCTGTTTCCCACTGAAATTCGTCATGCACATTAACAACCATCTTCACAGGCCACTTATTTTGTCGTATTTTTGCATCAAACAGCACCAATGCTTGCTTCATAACCACTGCTCCTGCCCCTTGTAAGAGGCTATTTAGCGCTGCGTGCTCCGAGCGCACCCATATTTTACGACCATCAAGCCCCGGTACAAACCCCTTGCCTGCAACCTTGGAAACGTGATCGCGTAAACGCTGTAGGGCAGGTGTCGCCGCCAAGAAACTAGCGATGAGCTTTTGACCTTCTTTGGCTCCAGCACCCACGATCTGACCAATCTTCGCTGGCCCTGCTCCGTAGAGAAATCCATAAATAAAGGTTTTTGCTTGGTCTCTGGTCTGTAATCCCGCCGCCTGTTGATTTTTAGTATGTACATCTGTCCCGAGCTTCGAACTCCCATTAACGACTGTCTCAACATAATCATCATCCTTCATGTAGTGAGCAAGCATTCGTAGCTCAAGGCCACTGGCATCACAGCCAACAAGCACATTCCCCTCATCCACTGTCCAGCATTCACGGCACTCAGGGCCAAACACAGAGCCACTATTAGGAATCTGTGCCATGTTAGGGCTGCTGTGCGTCATACGGCCCGTCACAGCGCCATTGGTAATCACCCTGCCATGCACCCTTCCGTCTGCTTCTACAGCTTCCATCCAGCTTGTAATCTGCGCCACCCTCTTCTGTAGCATGAGGTATTCAGCAATTAGCAAGGCTTCTGGAAACTTAGCACCAGCGAGGCTTCCCTCGTCCACAATGGGCTGTCCTGTCTCTGTGAATGTTTTAGGCTTCCATCCAAGCTCAATCAGCTTTTGTCCAATCTGCTGCCTACTGCCGGGGTTGAAAACAACCTCGCGATCTTTAAGGCGCTTTCCTGTTTTCTCACTGATTCGCTCTTCGTTATAGGGAGGCCAGCGCTCTTGCATTTGTTCATAAATGCTGTCCAGCTTTCCCTTGACTGTAGTAAGTAGCATGGTTGCATGAGGCATGTCCAATCTAAATCCGTTACGCTCTTGCTTAGCAATGATGGCTGCTGTCTGGTGCTCCAGAAGAACAGAAGCAGCAGAGAACTTCTTCTCGTCTGTCTCTGCAACTAGCTTCTTAAACAACAAACCAGTAACCTCCACATCTCGCTGGCAATAGATGGACAACAAAGGCATGAAGGGAGCGTCATAGCATTCTCCCTTGTATGCTTCCTTCCTGTCGCTCATCCATTCCCAAACCTTCTTGTAATCAATCTTCTGTGTGCCTAACTCGTTGCCCCACGCTTCGAGGCTGTGGCCCTCGCTTTTGCTTGGGTTGAGAAGTCGAGAAACGATCAGCGTGTCGTAGCACCTGCTCAAGGCTATCTGTGTCTTCCACAAGCTGTTCAACAGATAGGCATCGAAGGCCACTATATTCTGACCGATCAACAATGTAGCGTCCGCGATGTAGTCCTGAAAGGCTTTTGCCTGATACCATGTGTGTTTCTCTCCCGTGTCTATGTCTAATGTGCAGCACAACCAAATTGTCTTGTGATCTAAAGTTGTCTCAATATCAACAACAATGCGTTTCATCTTTCTCTTTCATTTTAAGTTCATAAACAAGCCTATCTGTGCAAAGCTATATCCAATCCACATTATACCCTGTCCCATGTCCCCTTTGAGCCACTGTAGCACGCCTACAACAGAATAACCAATGCCAACAGTGCCTACGATAATTGCTTCAATCATTCTTGCCTCGCTTTTAGCATTGCGTCTGCCAAAAGATAAGCAGTTTTTTCTGCAAATGTAGGCCACCCGCCGCCGGTAACGGGGTTGGCAATAATCAGCGCTTGCATCGCCTTGGCCGCCAAGTAGTCGCGCAAAGTCATACCAAGTGTTTCAATAGTCTTGCCATGCGCGTTTTGGTGATATCCATCGCCAACTGGAAACGCTGGCCCGCCTGTTTCTTTAGTCATTAAATTTCTCCTTAAGCTTTTCGTATTCATGGATTAGCTCCTGATATTTAGCTTGTAGCTCATAATATTTAGTCTCTAGCTCCATCATGCGAGCCACCACTGTGTCTAAGCTTATCATAGTGTTTCCTCTGCGATTTCTTCCAACTTATTTGTATGCTTATTGAAAAACAATGCACCAGCGGGGCCAGTTTCACCTGTAAACCGGCTTTTCAAGAGCCTGATTTCAGTGGTGTTCCTAGTACGGGCATCCATGTGCTGCTGATCTCGTTGAAGACCAACAACTGCATCGCTCAATTGAGAAATGCCTTGGGTTCCTCGCAAGCTGCTCAATGTGATTTCTGCTCCGTTTTCCAATCCTTTCCCTTCCTGCCTACGGGTGTGTGAAATGCCAAACAAACCAACACCAGTTTCTTCAACAAAGGTACGAAGCTTTGTCAACAACATATCCAAACCCTTGCGCTCATCTGTATCCATGCCAGACAAGATCATCTGATAGTGGTCAAGGATAATCCAACTACAATCCATACCCTTAGCCATCCACTTCAAGCGATTAAGCACACTGTCAATGTCAAGGCTTCCAAAGTGATTAAACAATACACACCGGCCAGTGCCCATTGTGTTCTCATAAGCGTCACTAAGCTCTTTCTCAGAATAAATAGTGTCAGGCAAATGCAAAGCTTTCTGTGCATCGATAGACATAATTCCAAGTGCTGTCCTAGAAGGACTTTCCTCAAGAAACGCCATTCCAATCTTGTCATTAGTAGTCATCAGCAAATGGTGAATTAGCTGACGCAAAAATGTACTCTTTCCTTGACCTGTTCCAGCAGCAATAGTCACAAGCTCTCGCTTACGCAAACCACCAAGCATCTTGTCCAATGATGGGTAAGGCCAATGAGCATCAGGCTTCTGTTGCGGCTTTCGTAGCTCATCCCACAAGTCTTTACCGTTAACCAAACCGTCAGGTTTGTACTCCTCTGCCCTCCACCAAACATTAACAAACTCCTTGCCCTTGTCAGCCATCAGGTAGTCACAGGCATCCTTATAGCCTGTCATGTGCTTCACCACCTTGCTCTTGCCTCCAAACAACTCAGCCACTTCCTTAGCAGCTTTCTGCCCCGGCTCATCAGCATCAAAGCAAATGACAACGCTGTCGAAGGAGTCCAGCCACTCAAAGGAGGCCTTGCAGTCCTTTAAAGCCCCAGCAGCGCCGCTTCTAATGCTCACTGTAGGGTAGAGGGAGCCCTGCATCTGAAAGGCTGCTAGAGCGTCCAATTCACCTTCGCAGATGGTGACCGCCTTACCCCCAGCAGCAAAGAGGGATTGGCCGAATAAACCTGTGCCTTTAAAACTCCCTCCTGTAGAGAAAGATTTACTTGCAACTGTTCTTGTTTTGACAGCAACAACGCTTCCTGCGCTGTCAGTGTAAGGGTAATAGTGGTTGTCATTGTCTTGTGTTACCTGATATTTCTCGCATGTTGCTCGATTAATCCCCCGCTCAGGGATGCTCTTAATTGTTCCCTTGATTTCCATTGGAGCTTTCTTTAAATCCATTGCTTGTTGTCGTTTTGCTTCTTCATAGCCTCGCTCATGGCTCTCTGTCTCATCTTCATTGGCGAAGGTGCGACATCCATGACAATAGGTGTGACCATCGTCATAGAGGGCATTTGCATCACTGCTGCCACAGTTACCACATGCTACATGCTTAACAAAAGAGCTATACTTTTTCATTGGTTTCTTTCTTTTAACTTTTCTTCAAACAATCGTAGCACCATTTCACGAAACAGCAGGCTGTCTTGACTGCGCTTATAGGCATTAAACAAATGGCTGTCGCCCATATCTCGGATGGATATCCTTCGCCCATCTTTCGTTATCCAAACCTCTGTGCGAAAGTTGCGCCTTGCTTCTTGGTTTTCCCATGCCGTTTCGGCAAGCAAGGAATCGCCACCAAATTCACTGTTCCAATCACTCATTGGTTTTTCTCTTTAAGAATGTTTTCTAAATGGGCAGCAAACTCATACCAGTTTTGATATTTGCTTAAAGCACTATTGATTTCTTCCTTTGTCAAGGAAACCCAAGGTTTCTCCCGTTGGGTCTGCTCACGCGCTACACACTCATCGCAGTCGTGCTGCACACATCCGATACTAAACGGGGAAATATTCATCTCTCGCACAATGCGACCATCTCCCAAGCTGGCAGCATATTTCAAAGCCTCAAGCGTCAGTGCTTCGTCTTTAGTCATGCTTCCACCCACTTCTGTTCAATGCTGCACCAGTACACACGCGGGCTGCCGATGATGCAGTACCCGGCCACAACATCCTCAAGCTGCCCACCAAGGCGGTAGTAGCTGTCCTCTTTAAAGGCCATAAGTCTTTCACCAGCAGCAAGCTGCACAGTGACAGTGCGTACCCCGTTCTTGCGAATGTAGTCTTTGGTGACTTTCATGTGTTCCCCCTTGCTCGGATAGCTGCAAGAATGCCCGCACCAAAGGCAGCGCCCGTTGATGTCTCCCACCATCCCTCTGAATCTTCGCATTCCGTTTGGTCAATACCTTTGAGCATTGGCAAAATGGCCGCACGCTCATCAGCACGGACAAGGGCGGCAAAGCGCTGCATGTATGGGCCAATCTCCCAACCATCAACAAAGATCATGTTGTCAATGATTTTGAACCCAGCTTCACGCGCCATCTCAATGATTGTTTTCATTCTTCAAACCCCAGTTCTTTCTTGAATGCAGACAGCGCCAAGATCAGGTCATAGGCTTGCGCGTAGTCGAGACAGATGTAGTAGTCCTGATGCGTAGCCCTGTGTGACGGGAACTTGGCGATGTAGCCATTGCCCGTGTTGTCAAGCTGGCACAGCGTGTCGCCCTTGAGGTAGTAGCCTTCCCCCGCCAACACCCTAGAGGTGCTTCCTGCTCGTTGAATAATTTCTGTTTTCATGCCTCATCCTCATAGAAGGTTTCTGTAATACAAACCTCACCAACATCCCTGCCTAAGTCGTTCCAGACAATGTTTTCAGCATCATCCATAGACAATGCTTCCATCTCATATTCATCAACACCACCCTCATCGTAATAGACCATCACAAAGAATGTTTTCATATGCTTCCAATAAGTTTAATTACAAATACTAAGACAATAAAAGATATATAGAGCATAGCCTTATGAGTTGTCTACGATGTCCATAACAGCAGAAAGCACATAATTATACCCTCGCTGCTTAATCATAGATGCAACATCTTGTAACACACTCCACTCATAGAATTCTTGTTCCATAAGTGCCCAGTCGGTATCGTCTTGCTCTCTTTGTTCCACATAGAAGTCATTAGCCATGATTTTCTCTTTAAAGGGTATCTAAGGTGTATAAGGTATATAAGGTATATAAGTAGTATTTATATAAGTGTATTTAACATAGAAGACTTCTATGTCTTCTATGCTTCATAGTCTCTATAGAGAGGATAGCTGCTTTCTTCGTCTTTGTCAAGCCCTTTGAATCCCACTATCCAGCGCCCATTAATGGTGCATAAACGCCCATTGTTGGTGCATTATCACCAGGTTGGTGCATCGTAGTTGGCACGGATATTGCAGTGTACGAATAACAATCGTTTGCATTTGCTCTGTAACCCCATGAATATGCACGGGTTTTTAAATAGTTTCTGGAATGTCTGAAACTGGCATGATAGGTGCATGTACATTGACACCAGTCAGTAACGGCTGGCCTCAACCAAAGGACTAGAATGACACACACCACAGACACATGGTACACACCAGTGGCCTCATCACAGGCCATCAAGGTGATCCGCAAGCACAAAGGCAAGGCATTCGTCACCATTCAAGGCTCTGAGTTTCTGGTGGCCATCGAGAAAGCCGATCTGGTGGCATCGATGCAGACAGACGCTGACAATGGCGACTACTGCAAGTGGATGCTTCGTACGGCTGATTGGGGTCTCCAGATCGAAACTGACCAATCCACACACTAAAAAGCATCCCCTGCAAAGCCCTCAAAATCTAACCCTAGGAACCCTGCCATGCTGACATTCACACACACAGTAGACGCTCTGCCCAACTGCCCCGACATGCACTCTTACAAGCTTGTCGGCAGCTACATTGATAGCGAGGGCAGCTCTGTACATGTAGGAGAATACACAACCAACCTTCCGCGCATTCTTAAGTCACTTGAATACTATTTGAAAGATGTGGCTGATATTGAGGTTGTATTTCAAACAGTAGTTAGCAAAGGCTAGCATTCCCTGCAAAGCCCCTACAAAGCGAGGGGTTTTGTGGAGAGTGTTACCATGCACTCAGCCTAAGCAATAACGCCACGGCTAACATTAGGAAACTTTCCATGAATTTTGTAAAAGCCGATGATTACACAATGGATTTGTTTAATCCCTACGGTATAAAACCCTATGATGCAATTTTAACAATTCAGACTGATATAAGTGAGGGCTATGCTCCTTATGATCTAACCATTTTGGACGGTGAGCCCTCGTCGGTTTATGGTGTTCACTATAGGGCGGCTAGTGGTATGCTTGTACATCCTCAAATCTTTAAATCGGTAGACGAGGCTAAAACATACATCATTAGCTGGTACACTGCTAACCGTGCAAAATTAGCGACTAGTCGATAACATCCTCTCAAGGGGCTACAATGGCCCCTTCGGAGGGAGTTTTCCCTGCTTCACCTAACTAACTAGGAATTCTATAATGCACACCACCATCACCCACGCCAGCCAATTCCGTGATGAGTTTCGCGCCTGTGGCCGCGCTGAGCAGTTCTCTTATGAGGCCTTAGGCCTGTTGTTTGATTATTTCGAGGACAATGCCCCAGATATGGAACTTGATTGTATTGCCGTCTGCTGTGACTATGCTGAAGAGTCTGTAGATGAAATCATGGCAAGCTATGGCATTGAGGCCACAGACGCCAGTGAAGAGCGTAAAATGCATGAAGTGATGGAATGGCTGCAAAATCACACGCAGGTTGTAGGCTGCACGCCTACCGGCATTGTCTATTGCTCTTCATTCTAAGGGGGTTTGCATGAATTATTATTTGCTTGGCTATGAAGATTGTTTTGCTGGTAATTATGTATCGGCATATTCTAAAATTAAAGAATATAACAGGGGCTGGGATGATGCAGTTAAAGGAATTATGTTATGAATAAGCACAGGCAAAATTCCATCCCCACAAAAGCCCCTCGATGGGAGGCCTTCGCAGACTATGCACTAGCCATTGTGCTAGGATTGTCTATTGCCTTTGGTTTGTTTGTTTATGTGTCTTGATTCCCTGTGTTCATTAACCCCCTTGAAAGCTTACAATGATTATCTCTAAAAAATCCACCGTTATCAAAGCCCCTGCTATCAAAACTGTAACAGCCACCAAAAGCATGTTTTATGCCAAAATGCAACATGCTAAGGGAGCCCGTGTTTATGGCCCCTATCATAACGATATGATTTACATTCACACAACAAAACTGGCAAAGGCATAACATGTACAAAATCGTCCACATTTCAAGCGGCATTGTAGCAGCCACTTTCAACGACCTATCATTTGCCAAAGACTGGCTATTTGAGAATAACACGCTATCAGGTGAACCCGCTAATCTGTACAAAATCGTTAAGGCCATGCCATGATTGACCTGCATGTTCCCACTATGCAAGTGGCTTATCGCCTGTTAAAATTTGCTTTGCGTGAGATTAATGACGGGGAAATTGAAGAGGCCAAAGGGGCGTTGATAGAAGCCCTTAGAATGATGGAAAATGTAGAAAACATGGAGGAAAAATGAAAACCCTTTTTGAATTAGAACAGGAAAGCTCTGAGGGCTTCTGTAACCCTGCTAGAACAACGGCCCAGGATTTAGAAACTACAAAACGCACAATTGAAAAACGCGCTTATGAGAAAATCCACACACCTATTGACGATAGCATCCAGGAAGAAGAGGACGAGACAGAATGAAAACCCTCCCATTTAAGCGCACCATTGACGGGTTTGTCTGGTCTGGCTTGTATGAGCTAGACCCCTATTGTCCTGCCGATGAGCTTTGGCCTGCTTTGCTGCCTATAGCCACTGTCATTAGCCTGTTCATGAATGGAGGCTTGATAGATGTGTATGAAGTGATCAATCCGTCCATTGTGCAAGCCATTGAAGCACAGCTTGTACAGGAGGCCATGCCATGATGGCATTGGTGGCCCTTGTAGGGGCTCTGGTGGCCCTTGTAGCAGTGTTTAACATGGGTGTGCAGGTGGAGCGCATGGATAAGGATTTTGAGCATGCCTACGCTAGCGGCTTCTGCTATACTAAGGGAAACATTGAAGCCTTTGTGGCTAAGGATGGCCCCGATTATGTG